AGGGTCAAAAGACTTATCAGTAATGTATTTACGACCGTGTTGGTTTAATAAAACATTACCGGGGTTTAATACCTCTTCTTTGTTTTCGTTTGTACCAAAGCCAAACTGTAGTACCACTTTATCTTGCTCTTTATCTACCACGAATCGTCGAGCAACCGAGATTGGTTTTAAAATGTTTGGCACAGTTTTCTTATCAGAGCCTCGATTGATCAAGGGAATATAAATTGTGTTCTGTGTTAGATAATCAACCTCGTAGTAGGGATTACCTTGGGAGTCGGTGACTGAAACAATTTCAGTAATATTGTCTCCGTTTACGTTGACCTTGCGAAACTTTTCATATCCACCAACGGTTGTTTGTTGGATGGCTAACTCTCCAGATACCGCTTGACCTCTGGCTCTAACGGCATAGTTTGTGGGTGTCCCTGTTTCTGAGTCTACATTACCAACCACCACTTCATTTTTAGCGTCATCAGCAAAGTTTATGTCCTCTACTAAAGTAAAGATATTTCCATTACTCGTGGAAAATTTGGATCCACGCTTGAGAACCGGTGCATAAGAAAAGTCAGGGGCGCCGTTTGAAGCGGGAATCAAAATAAAGAATGTGAGAATTCCATAAGAAGCCGGTGAAAGATCCGGATTGTATCCCATTTGCTTAGAGAGTTTTAATACATTATCGTAATCAATTGCTGTGGATAAAAAAGATTCATTGACTTGATAGTCCAAATAGAAAGACAGAATGTCGCCAACATAAGCAACGGTATCAAGCATTAACGAACCAAACGAGTTGGCTGAAAAATCTCTAAATTGATTTGGGTAGTACCTTTTTGCATAATTAACCAAATCAGTTTTGATTGTTGCAAAGTTTCGACTTGTATAATTTATCGCTGGTTTCTTTTCTGACATTTTTTAATTACCTACGCCCTCTAGAGTCTCTGAAAGTTTTAGTGTATCTTCCACGTTTAAAGCTTTTATAAGGTATACCAATTGCACTCCGAGTGTGTTTGGTTGACCTGTTTGGGAAATAAGAATTGGATTCTTTTTACTCACGCTAAGTTTGATTATTTGAAGATCTGGAAGATAGATGGCCATTTGTTGGCGAATCTTAGCAATAATCTTTTGTTCGGGTGTATTTTCGAATAAAAAGTTCCTCAAACCAACGCCGTACTGCGGGAGCATCATACGCTCACCGGGGGCGGTTAGCATAAGCATCTTAAGGCTCTGTCTGACGTTCTCTTTGGTGGTTTTATTTAGACCATAAAAACCATCGGTTACATCATTGTAAAGTGGAATTTTTGCATCGAAGCCAATACCCATAGTGTTTACCCTTTTTATAAGTAGTTTTTATTAAGTTTTCCCATCTTCACACTCAAAACTATCTTTAGCGCCTTCTTTTTGCTTTTCCTTGATAGCTTCTTGAACTTTATTTTGTAATTTATCTGTGTTGCTATCGGTAATATCGTTGTCACCACCGGAAAACTGGTTCATCAACTTTGCAATGACCCCTACAGGCGTTAGGGGGCCGGGCATTAACCATGGAGTTCTCCACGTGGGGTCCGTTACGTTTGCACCTGCTTCTACCAGTGTTCTCAAAACAATTAAATAAAATTTATCAAAATCCGGAGCAACTGTATTTAATGACGCACTGGGTAATTTAATTTGTCTATAAAAGCTAGGATCATTCTCTCTGTTAGCCACCCTTAATTTATTAGACAAAATACCCTCGACTGTCGCCAGTGTTTGAGGAAATAAATTTAATAATGCTGGGTAGCGTTGTTCCGTGGCTTCTGCGGTCAATATTGCCAAGAAAGACAACAAGTCTTTGTAGAAAATAGAATTTTCAAACTCTGTAAATTGTTCAGTTTGAGATATTTTAGACAACAAACCTTGGCCTGCTGATGTGTTATAAACGTTAACCCCTGAAGTTGTGGGGTAAAACCCACTAGCAGTGTTCAATTGACTAGCTAGTGTGTCGCTTTCATTCAATTCTTTCTTTATTAGAATCGGTAACTTAAAGAATAATTGTCCGCCTTCGCCTTCACGAATAAACATTCTTTTATGAAGCACAGATTGAAAAAATCCAGTATCGTACTTTGCATCACTCGTGGCATCAAAAAGCTCTTGATATCTTTTTTTCTCGGCTTCGGAGTTTACGGGAAGCAATAGGTTAAAGCTATAATAAAAATTATAATCATTGTATAGTTTGTTTCCAGTAAGAATGCTTTCTACCTCTGGTGTTGTGAAAAGTGCCGCACCAAAGCCAAAGTTTTCAGGGGAAAAAGTATTAAGGGTTTGAGCTGCTTGTTCGAAAGATAAATTATACTTTGAGTTATAATCAGCTAAAGACAATTTACCCATGTA